AGGTGTATTAATACTAGGTGTATTAATACTAGGTGTAATAGATGATATACTAGATAGTGTATTCAGTTCCACTGTAGTTATCTTAGCACTTATGTTAATGGGAATCTTCACATTATTCGTTACGGTTGATGTTGGGATTGTAGGAATTTGGGGTATTGTAGGTAAAAATTCAGTATATGGAGCATTTGATGTGATAGGAGTATCACTTTCGATGGTTTGACATCTCCATTCCCCACCATTAGATATACAATCAGCTTCATTCCCGTCAAAGGGATCTCCTCCATGACATACACAACTCTCTCCTCCCCCTTGAGGTGGCAATCCTTTGAGAGCGTTACTGATTAATGGTAAATATGATTTAGCCTCGTCTGGTATCAATGCTTCAATAATCTCCCCACAAGGACCAGTTGATACACTCAAACTAGAGAGTTTGCTCATTTTCTCAAGATAACCAGTTGCTTTAGCAACCAATGCAACACCTTTAGCATGAAGAGCTTCAACTGCCCCTTGGAGTTTATTACACGCTCCATCCATGTCATCTGCGACGTTATCTATACTGTTTATGTTGTTCATAAAGTCTATATTAAATGTATTCGCAGCAGAACCTGATACTTCTTGACACCTCCATTCCCCTCCATTAGATAGACAATCAGTTTCATTCCCATCAAAGGGATCTCCTCCATGACATACACAACTCATTACAGGTCCATCTGAACTAGGTAATGCTGTAAAAAGATCAGAGTTCATGCTATTTGTTATTTTGTCTATTGAAGATTCAACTGATGTTAAGTTGGATGTAGATGTGAATTCATCGAGAAGATTCTCTCCTTTCATCACCACATCGAGACCTTCTCCACAATCAATTAATTTAGATGCTGTTTTGTATGCATCTAATATTGCTGTATTCTTAGGAACATCAGTTACGTTCTTATCTACAATATTCTGAACCACTTGAGAACATACTGAGGTATTATTAGCAAGAGTGTCGATTTTAGACAAAGCCGCTTTAATCTTCACTTGATCATTTGGTACAAAACCAGCAAGGTTTAGCTGTGATGGATTAGTGTAGCCTATTTTATGTGATGCATTCATTGATGTACCTAGACTTGATATACTATTAAGTTTATCTTGACCAGGGAAACGTAAGAAAGAATCAGCATTATCTATAGTATTGTTAAAACCACCACCAGTGATACTCCCAAAATCAGGTACTCCAGCTGGAACCTCTTGGCCAATCCAATTACCTCCTGATGCTAAACATTCAGCCTCTGAGAAAGCCATTGGATCACCCATTTGACAAGTGTAACCGATTCGTGTTTGTGTCATGTCAGCTCCTAAGGATTTAAATCTATGCGAGGTGCAATTGTGATATTATTACCACCACTAACTTGATCGAATGTCCCACCTATATTTCGATCAACTTTACCATCTACTTGTTCTGTGAAGTTACCTTTAATGTGTCTATGATAACTTCCATCTATTTGTTCATTGAGATTGCCTTTAGTGTATAAGTTACAGTTACCGTCCACTGTAATATTCACATGACCTTTCACATGTAAAAAATCATCTCCGTACACAAGCTCGTAATGATCATTCACAATCTTTTGGACAATTGTACCATTAGGATGTATCTCTTTAAATGTACCACTTCGATGATAATTATGAACTCGCTCTGCCCCAGGAGTGTCATCAATCTCGGTGATATGACCACTCTCTGATTCGTGTACATGATTAAAAGGATATCTAGCAGCATATGATAATTCAGGCTCAGTCCATTTACCTTCACCGTTACTACCATCTCGTCCTTTTCCTATAAGAACATCTTTATCAGCTTCTCTCGCATCCTGTTTATCCTTGACTATAGTATTCCCGATTTTATTATCATGTTTAGATTGATCTTCAGGATCAATCCACTCAGCTCCTTTAGTGTTATCATCCTCATCTACAGTAACACCTCGCGCTAGTCTATTTACATCTGGTTCGTTAATATAATCTGTTTTTGGGTACACTCCGAGAGGATCCTCGAAACCATTCTCTCCTTGACTTGTTGATCTAGGTATACCTCCTGTAGCCCCTATAATGACAGGATCTTGACAATTATCACCATCTCTAAAAAAGCCTACCACCCATGAACCTTCAACAACTCCTAATGGGGTCTGACCAATACCGTTCATGTTAGCGCTAGATATAGGCATCATAGGATAAGCCCACATTAAATCATCCGTTGATATTCCACTAGGACTCTTATCATCAGTATGTAAACCAATGATTCGAACTTTCACGCGACCTAGCATACTAGGATCAAGTCGATCTTCGACTACTGCATAAAACAGTTTCATATTTACCATGTAGCAAAATCCTCTTTAGATCCTGTATTTCGTATCTCTAATTCAATTGTATATTCATCCATGTTCAGTGAATGTGTAATGGCAGTGACAAGATATTTACCTGAGTTTAAAGCATCAAGACCTTCATTTTTAATAGTATCTCTGAATGATGGCATGTTAAGGAATATAACCTCCCCACAATAATGTGATGTGTTACCAGGTAATGTAACTGACCAAGTATTACTCTTGATAGAGGCGAATAGTTGATTTCTTATTAAATGATGTTTATGTTTTCCTTTGTATACAGTCTCTGGATCATTACACTTAACTGTGTATGATGCCATTGGATCACCAAGAAATTCATAATATTGTTCAGTTCCCCATAAAGTATCAGCAACATTCACATCTGGTATATTATGATCCCATGCTGCTCCTCTACTAGAACCTCTTAATGATTGAGCTGGTAATCTAGGCTTATTCAAATACAAAGCATCATCCTGAATAGTGTGTTCATTATTCATACTCTTATTAATGTGTGAATACGTCAACCGTCTAGCACCATACAAACCATCTTTAGTCATCTGCACAGTATCATATAATCGATTGTATTCGATATTCTCAATCACATTTTTTGTTTGACCTTCTGCATTTTTTATAGTTGATGTTCCGTATTCAATAGTCTGGTTGATACTTTGTTTCAAGAGTGATCTAATCGTAACCCAATGCCAACCTTTCCGATTTTCAAATAACACATAATCATTATAATCGTTATCACTACTAATGGAGTTCTTACTTAACCACTCAATAGCTTTGAACGGAGACCATGTAGGTATAATAAATCGAGGAGCGGATTCAGATACCTCTATAGAATTTAATTCTTCAACATTCAGCTTATCCCATATATCTGCAACAATTATATCTGATGTCATTTTGTTGTATGATTTGCTAAGTTTGATGTTGTTATTTAATTCTGTTTCATGACTTATAAAATGTATAATATATGATCTTGTTTTGCCGTCATACTGTTTCCCATTATCAATTCTATATATGTTGAATATCTTCTCATATAAAGCATTATCTTGATCAGCAAATGATGTTTGGTATTTGATCTTGATTCGCTCTTCTCCAATGAAAGGTAGCATTTCCCAAAGTCCTATACCGTCTGCTACATGAATCATACCCTGAGTGCCATTAGCAAATATACTCTCAGTAATAGTCATACTCTGCATCATAGTTGATATATCAGTTTCTTGATTCCAAGCATTTATAACTTTTAGTTCAATTAATTTATATGCTTTAGCGTTACGAATAGCTTTCACTTGATACTCTCTTTAAACATTTCCTCGAAATCTGCTATATACTCTCTTGGGATGATTTTAACATCTCTTTTAATTTCGTTTAGATGTGTTTCGTGATCTATATTTGATGTATATATTAGATTATACGTATCATGATCGTTGATCCTGTCATCATATACATGGTCACCTTCATCATCTTCCCAATGATGGAAATCATTAAGGTTTCCGTACTTATTCTCAGTGTAACGCTCTAACTCATCTATTGAGAGAAGCCAATCCATATGAGGATCTATCACATTATTAATTAATAATAATATCCAATGTTTGTTAACATCATTATACAACTTATGAGCTAACATTTCAGGAGTATCTCCATCCTCTAATATATAAGAGTATATATTAAACCTTGTATCGATGTTTTTAGTTGGAATTGATCGTCTGAATATATCTTTAATAATCCTTCCGTCATATTCAATTTTAGGTATAGCTGTGTATAATGTCTGCATGTTAATAACCTTTCAAGATTTCCGCTCTCGTTAGAATGTCCATCTCCTGGAAATTCAAGCTCATTTCTACATTAATTGATAAACCATTTTTAAATGCACGCCACACTCCATCTGCACCGTAATTGCATTGAAAGTCAGTTAATACTGCTGGACCAAATTTAAACAAACTGTGATTTCTTCCTTCCTCTAGATTAAGAAAATTTACTTCAAATACATCTGGAGCATTTAGAATAAATTTATTAGCTACTGATCCTGCTTTGGATACAATAGTCGAAAGTAAACTACCCTTAACTTCTTCCTTTCCATTAATTTTCTCGTTAGCAAGAGCATCATCCAGCGTTTGAACTGTATCATAGTATGACGGAGAACTATGATATTTTATCGTCTTGATTATATTCATAACAGCTCGAGCTTCTTGTTCACTCCTAGGGTTCATAACAAACGGAAGAGTTATAGATCTCAACTCAGGACTCTCATATGCCACTCCTAAAAACGGATTAATACTCTTGCCAGTTCCAACAGCATCATTAGCTCCCCATAACGCACCTACAGTCGATGTTATACCAGTTCCAACTTTATTAGCGAGATATTGAGTTGATTGTAAGCCAGCTATCGATTCCCCTCCGTGCCCTTTAAACATTCCTTCTTGTTTACCCCAATTCTGGGTATAAGCTGTAGATACTGGGACTTGGTATAACATTATATTAGCTAGAGTATTCTTATTATATTTAGCGTTCTTAGCTTCTGCTTTATCTGGATTTGATAAAGTTGCTCCAGCATGCTCATATAATCCAAATATCCTAAGGGATATGATGTTATTAATGTTACTCATATCTAAAGGGTATTGAAGTCCTTTAGAATCAGTAGCATTATACGATTGATTTTGGTCTAGTGTCGATATTGTTACGTTTTTGATCATATGAGTATTTATCTAATATAGTATAAATATAACAAAAGGGAATAGTGTTGGATCACTGTCCCCTTTCTAACATAACAACATTGAAGTATTATCATGCATACGTCTATTTATAATGGTAACAATTTTTACGTTTATCTTATTACTGATCTTAATCCTATAGGAACAGAGAGGTATTATATTGGATCATCTACTCGGAAGGAACTTCAAGAAAATAACATTGATCCCGAAAATCACAGATATTTTGGATCATCATATGTTAAATATTTCAGAAGTCTTCAAGATGTGTGCTCATCTCAATTAGAACGTGTTGTAGTTAAAACGTTTAATAACTCTAAAGAGTGTCTTGAGTATGAAGAGTTTTTACAGAGAGACCACGAAGTAGCTTCTAATCCATTATTTTACAATTTATCTTATGCTAACTGCAACATGACTAATACTCCTGAGTCTACAGCTAAACAATGTGAAACGATTAATGATCCTAAGTGGAAGGCAACTGTTGGTAAAGAGGGTATGGTTAAACGATCTAAAACGATTAATGATCCTAAGTGGAAGGCAACTGTTGGTAAAGAGGGTATGATTAAACGATCTAAAACGATTAATGATCCTGAGTGGATGGCAACTGTTGGTAAAGAGGGTATGATTAAACGATCTAAAACGATTAGTGATCCTGAATGGAAGGCTACTATTGGTAAAGAGGGTATAGCTAAACAACTTAAAATATTTAGTGATCCTGAATGGAAGGCTACTATTGGTAAAGAGGGTATAGCTAAACAAGTTGCAACTGTTAGTGATGAAACATGGAAGGCTACTATTGGTAAGGAGCAAACACGGAAAAGATTAGAGACCAATTATGGACACAAGTGTTATGGATTCAAAGGAGTTGGAGAGTATCACACGATTGTAGATTTACATCACGCTATTAAGAGTGTGTATGGTTGTTGCACATCACTTAGAATAATTCGGAGATATTTTAAAAATCTAGATGCTACCATCTGCAACAAATCATTTATTAGAAGTCCGTTTCTTCAATCACTAGGGGAGAATTTTACCAGAAAGACGTGGAGAGATGTTGGTTTTTATTATTATACCACATAAAATGATAATAGTTGATAAATATAATCATGGGCAAGTATCATCAAGGAAAGTGGAAACCAATTAATGAAAGTAAGTATCAAGGTGATATAAATAATATTGTATATAGATCTAGTTGGGAACGGACATTTATGGAATACCTTGACAGTAATACACAGGTAGTTACTTGGCGTAGTGAAGAAGATGTTGTACCTTATATATCACCAGTAGATAATCGATATCATAGATACTTCGTAGATTTTTGGATGTTATTGAAGGATGGTAGAAGTATATTAGTTGAAGTGAAGCCTCATGCAGAGACAATGCCACCTAAGCTACCTAAATCTGGTCGTAAGACTAAACGATATATTAATGCAATTAAGGTTTATGCTGTAAATCAAGCCAAATGGAAATCCGCAATGAAATGGTGCGCTGATAGAGGGTGGGAGTTTATGATTATCACTGAGAAGACATTGAAGAGAGGTAAAATGTAATGTGAGTGATAAATACGTGTATGAGTATTAAGAAAGGTATAGTACAACAAGCTACTGATGGTAAATCATATGTATGGAGAGGAGCTCAGTGGGCTCGATTAACAAAAGCTGGAAAGGCTGGTGTAAGTGCACCTAAAAAGATCCAGCATGAATTAACATCTAAATTAACTGGTAATAAGTTCATTGCAACAGATACAAAGAAAGCTTCTCAGTGGTTTAAAGGTGTAGTTGATCAAGGAATGCAGAAGCCTAAAAAGGTATCTAATCCTAAATTAGGTTCTATGGTAACATTCATGTATGATGCTAAACATCAAGATACATTACCGTATTGGGATAAACATCCATTAAGCATTATAATAGGCATTGAAGGTCAATCTATGTTAGGTTTGAATGTACATTACTTATCTCCAATGCATCGAATGCAGTTTATGTCGGCTATGCTTAAATTCACTGGACGGAGTGATTTTAGTGATATTACAGATGATGATATGTTCAAAGTTAATTGGAAGGTAGTATCTAAAGTTAAATTTGTGGAGAAGACTATACATAGATATTTATTTTCTCATATAAACAGTCAAGTGTTTGAGATTTTTCCTACAGATTGGGAGCAATCTATCTTTTTACCAACATCTAAGTTTGTTGGAGCTTCTCAGAGGGATATATGGAGAGCATAATAAAATTAGTTGATAAATACATAATATGAATATATCACATTTTACATCAACTGTATTTAAATCGGGGAATGATCTAGCACGAGATAATCTGTACAGTTTTAGTTTCACTGGTTTCCCGAAAGTACTCGAGACACAGTTTTGGGAAGGGCGAACGCTAACAAACGCTTCTGAAGTTTTCCCTACTGCGGATGTATACGTTAAAGGAGTTACATACTCTCCATACTCAGCTACTAATATACCTAGAGTTGGGGATGGGTTTAATCATATTAAACCTGTTACGGGTATAGGGCATGAATCAGATTTAGAGGTAACATTCTTGAATGCAGATGATCACAATTTGTTTGGTTTAATGGATGCGTGGATAATGGGTATGCAGGGATCAGCTTTTGTTGATAGTTCCTTAAAGCAAGATACTATCATGTATTATGATGATTATATATCATCTTGTATATTGAAAGATTTAGATCGTCAATTTAATACTATCATGACGACTAAGTTTCATGATATATACCCATTAAATATTACTCCAAAAACGTATACGAGTGGTCCGACATCAGAAGTTAGTGATTTTCAAGTGAATTTCGCTTACAGAAAACATGAAATTTTAGTTAAGAATTAATTATATTATAAAGGAATATTGAATATGGCATTACCACAGATACAACAAGCAACATTTAATCTAACTCTTCCGTCATCTAAGAAGAAATGGAAATACAGAAGTTTCACAGTTAAAGAAGAGAAGATTCTCTTGATGGCTCTTGAGTCTAAAGATGAAAAAGCTATGGTGTCAGCTATATTACAGATTATTGATAATTGTACATTTGGAAATATTAAAAATCTTAGTGATCTTCCGTTCTTTGATATTGAATATATGTTCATTAAAATGAGACAGAAGAGTGTTGGGGATACTATCAATGCTACTAAACGGTGTACGAAATGTGATGAGGAAATACCTATAGAAATTGATCTCAACAAAGTTCAAGTTGATCTTAAAGATAAACCTAATCCATTAATCGAGATTACAGAAAATATTGGTATGGAGTTGAGATACCCGTCTGGGGATAATTTAGAGATGGTAAATGGGGATACAGATATAGATAAGATGTTCAACGTTGTTATTCATTTAATTAAGTCTATATATGAAGGGGATGTTGTACATAAACCATCTGATTATACAGATGAGGAGTTGATGAGTTTTGTTGAGAGTTTACCTGATACTGTATTTAAAAAGGTTAATGAGTTTATGGCTAATATGCCGAAAACTGTATACGAAGCTACTATGCCATGTCCAATTTGTAATACTGTAAATGTAATACGACTTGAGGGTCTATCTTCGTTTTTTTAATTAGCTTCACTCATGATTTAAAATCTTATTTTGAAATAAATTTTAGCCTTATACAACATCATAAGTGGAGCTTGACAGAAATTGAGAGTTTGGTTCCTTGGGAACGAGAAGTATATGTTGGATTGTTGTTAAAGCACTTAAAAGAAATGGAAAAAGAGAATGCCAAATAAATTACCTATCGTGAATCAAATTAAAGATAATGATCAGAATGAGGCTAATCGTCATAAAGAATTAATTGAAACAGTATCGAAAATGATACCAGCTCAGAATAATACACCTGACGCTTTTGGTGATATCGCTAAAAACATTCGAGAAGAAATGAGATCAGGAGTGGAATCTGCAACACGAGCTGCTGATCTACATTTCAAACAAGAGCAACTCACAAAAGATATAATGCACGATGCAAGTCTATCAAATGCAGATAGGCTTGCTGAAGAAGCTAAAGCACACGCTGATAAATTAACTGATATGGATATTGAAGCAGCTAAAGATGCTGCTGATAAAGTAGAGGTTTTGGCTAAGAAGGAACGTGAAAGAGCAGAACATAGAGCAGATATGACTCCTGGTTTGAAAGGGGTGGCTATGCGATCTAAGGTTAAGATCAAAGATGGCTTAGGTAAAGCTAAACAAACAGTGGTTGATAAGTTAAAGGAGCATGGTACTAAGATCGCAATTGGAGCTGGTTTAGTTGCTCTAGAAAGTATATATAATAATTGGGATAAAATTGCAGCTGCTTGGAATGATGTTAAAGAAAGTTTATCATCATACGTTAATAAGATTCCTTCTATATTCCCTACAATCGCCGCAGTTACAGCCGCCTGGAGTAAATGGGGAAATAGTATTAAAGCTAGCAGTGTAGCTATAACAGAATCAGTAAAGAAAACTAAATTAGGAGGAGCTCTCTTTAACGCCTCTAATGCTGTAAAGGAGTTCAGTGGTAACATTGCCTCTCGGATTAACACTATAACAGATACCATAAAGAATAGTAAAGCTTGGAATCTCATGAAGGCAGCAACAAGTTCTATTGGAAATGTGATTAAAAGTGTTGGGGCAGTAGCTAAAACTGCTACAATAGCTGCTGCAACTGGTGGGTTATCTCTTCTAATGCCTAAAAAAGATGAAGTTGCTAAAGCTGCTAAAGCTGCTAAAGCTGGAACACTTGGCACTACTCTATCGAAAGCAGGTACATTTTTAGGTAAGTTTGCAACTATTCTAGGTAAGATTGCTTGGCCATTAACTGCAGTGATGGGTATATATGAAGGTTTCCGATCTAGTGTAGATGATTTTAAAGCTGGTGATATAGGCACAGGCATTCTTAATTTTAATAAAGGTGTTATCAAGAGTGTTATCGGTGCTCCTCTTGATCTCATTAAGAGTGTAATTTCGTGGATTGTGGGGTTCTTTGGAGGTACCGACCTAGAGAAGAAGATGGATGAATTCTCTTTCTCAGAATCAATTGATAATATATTCAAAGCTATACCCGAATTTTTCGCTAAAATAGGACAACTTGTGAGGGATCTTTTACCGTCATGGGAAACTATAAAAGCTGAGTTCGGTGACTTCTGGAAGGATCCTAAAGGATATATAGTAAATGCATTTAACTCGTTTAAATTAAATTTACCGTCATGGGAAACTATAAA